TGATTTTGCCCGTGTGACGGATCGACCTGGTCATGTTGTCGTAGAAGTGGAAGTTTGATAAGTCGACCTGGCTTTGCTGCCCAGCCAATGCCTTGCCTGATATGTTGCCCGTTGGCAGCTGATTCGGATCGAGTATGCCCAGGACCATTTGCAAGTCGGCGGAGATCGCGCCAGCTGCTTCCATGATGCCAGCGGGCGGCGGTTCTGGCTGCAGCCTTGTGGGGGGCGGCGCTTGTACGCCTTCAATGTCTTTTTGCTTGTAACGTAGGACGGGGCTGGATTTGATGTTAGCCAATGCCCATTCGTTTTCGTGGCCTTCGTCCTGGCCTTCTGCCAGCAGCCATTTGGCCTTTGGAGCTAGCGCGACCGATTCGGTCATGCTGGTGCGCCAGAAGTTATACATCCGCTGCGGGTCTTTTGCGAAACGTACCAGGCCGTAGCGCTTGCGGCGGTCGTCCACGATTACTTGTGCGCCATAGCACGGCACAACGGGAATGTATTTGCCAGCCCAGGTTTTCTCTTCCAGGACTTCCAGGGCGGTCATCTTGCACCACTTCACGGCCTTGCGGAATGTGTCTCGCTCGTCCACCACGGACAAACCCATCGCTTCGACCTTTTCAAAGAAGTTAGCGGAGTCGGCAAAGTGGACCGTGTTATCGCTTAATTGGTATAGCTTGGCGCGTTCGCGTTCTACATAAAAGTATTCAGCTATGCGAATGTCTTCCTTGGTGATCCAGCTGGCGGTGTCATCACCCGTTGATCGCTGGGTAAAGTTAGCGCCATCGTTTGCGTCTGGGTAATGGTCGCGGAAAACCTTTTTGTCCATGATGGTCGTTATCAGGCACTTTTCAGCGTCCGATCCGTCAGGCAGCACGGAATTAGGGTCAAAGTAAACGGTGAACGGGTTGTCGATTGTGTCGATGTATATTTCTTGGTCGAATGATGATTCGCTAACGTAGCGTGTGTTGATCCGCCAAAAGCCCCAACCCATCCGCACGGCATAGTCAAAAGCTGTGTCGTATGCGGTATCAGCGTTAGAGTTCACTTCGATGTGCCTGGTCATGCCTTCGATCACCTGGGCAATCTTGTAATCTGCCAGGTTGTTTACTGGCTGCACTTTAATCCTGGGGCGCTGCATACGCTGCTGGTTTGTCACCTGGCGGATGTAGGCATCGATCTTGTTAATCGTCAGGCACGGGCGGGCTTCCAAGTTGCGCGAGTTCTGTATCTCCACGGGCCATTGGTCGCCAGCTGCAAACTTAATGTCTTGCAAAGCTTCGGCGCGGTTCATCGAGTCCGCATCGTTGACTAAATGCCAAAACTTGATGGCTTCCTGGATTCTTCCGTCTGGTGCTTCGTTTGTTTGTGCCATTGGTTTACCTCTTTATTGAGAAATTATCTCACCTACCCCATCCATCCCGCAACCATTGCAACCTGGGCCTTGGGTTTTCTGGCTGCTGGTTCTTTAATCATTAGCGCAATGTAGCGGAATGCGTCCGCCCCGTGGGAATAGTGATCATGTAACGGGCTTCGACTGAACTGGCCCGTAGCTGGGTCGACTTCATATCTGTAGTGACGTAAGCAATTAATCCCTTCGGCTGCATTCTCGCGGTCGAAGTAGCAGCTGGGGAATATGGTCCTGGCAGCGTTGATCGAGTCCAGGATTGGCACACGGGGCAATATCTGCGTCTTATATCCCGCAGCCCTAACTATGTCGTCAATGGACCGACCAGCTGCAGCCAGGGTTTTATTCTCCGCATCGTGTGGCAGCCATACCTTGTCGTACACATAACCAAACGTTTGCATGGTCGCCAGGTAGTGGCTAATGGTCTTCTGGCTGTCTTCAATATAGCGAATTAGCCTGGTTTCCATGCCCACAAACTGCAGAAACCAAATAGCTGTGCTGTCGGCCCATCCCAGGTCGAACACGGCATGAACTGGTTTGGTTGCGTCATATGGGACTTTGGTCAATCGTCCGTCCAGCTCCGCTTGCTGCAGCTCCTTGGCAAAGATAGCCCCATCGACTGATTGGCGGCATAGGCCTTCCCATACCTGGTTGTATGCTTCCAGGTCGCGGGCTTTCAATGCGTCCTTTTCCAGCATCAACGTATCTGGAAACCACGGGTTATCGCTCCAGTTGATTTTGATTTGAATGCAGTCCGCGGGCGGCTTCAGCACAAAGCGCTGATATGTTTCGTCAGTCTCCAGCTCTGGGTTGAAGCTAATCCATATCTCGCTGCCCTGTTTTCGGATGGTCGGGATTAGGATGTTCCAGGATAGGCGGCTAGTTGTCTGGGCTTCTTCCACCCATACAACGTCTACGCCTTCGTAACTCTTAATGTTTGCCACATTGTTGCGTAGGCCTACAAAGGCAAACTCTGTCCCGTTCTTGCCGCGGATGCTGTTTTGGGTTATCTCATAGAACCCCAGCAGTCCAAGCGCTTCGATCTGGTCGCATAGCAGCTTGTGGACGCTGTCTTTGATAGATGTTTGGAATTCCCTGGCACAAAGGATTCGGATCGGGTCTTTAGCGCCTTTGATCAGTAGCGCCCTGGCTATGCCCCAGCTCTTAGCTCCACCCCGTCCACCATATGCGACTTTGTAGCGGCTTTTCTCAAACAAGCCCTTAAGCTTAATTGGGAATTCCGCTTTAGCTATCGCCTGGTTGACTATGTCCGACAAGTGCTTTCCTTATAGGTTGTTGGAATTCGATTTGGTCTTTGGCTAGGCGCAACGGAAAGCCAGAAAAAATTGCGCTTCAACATCCTCGATTGCTGGCTTAACCTTCCAACACGGCTGGGGGCTGGTTTCTCTTTATGGGCCACGCTGCAGTCGTGTACGCCAATCCCCATGCGTATTAGTCTGGCTTCACAAATGTCACCTGGATGCCCTGGAGCAGCGGTGCGCCGTTCTCGCCCGTGATCTCTGTCTTGGTGCTTTCCCGATACTTCTTGGGGAATCGTGCAGCCATTGACCTGGACCAGATCGAGCTGTTTAACTTCGATCCGTCTTTGTGTTCAATCATCATGTTTTGGGCTATGTTCTCCCACCAATCTAACTCTAGCTCCTTCGCCTGGTCCAAGGCGCGCAGAAATTCTTCGTGCTTGTCTTTCCAATCGAATAGCACCCTAGTAGAAACCCCTAGCTTTGCAGCTATTTGTTCAATGGATTTACCTTGGCTGCCTAGCTCTATTACCTGGTCGCAATATGCGGGGTCATACAAGCTTGGGCGACCTACGGGGCGTTTAACTTCTTCTGTCATTTTTTAGCTGTCTTAGCGGGTTTTTTTGCGGCTTCCCGTTTTACTGAATAGGCAATTGCCACCGCTTGTTTGGGCGGCTTGCCAGCTTCTATCTCTTTTTTGATATTAGCTTTCAGCGCTTTGGGTGTCATTGATTTGATCAGGGGCATCTTTGGCTTCCAGTTGGGTTAACCAGAATTGGCAGTCCTGGACCGCCCCGCCGATCGCCTGGAGGGTTTGCTCCATTTGACGGGCCTGGGCGGTTAGGAGTTCAATCCTGGCTTTTAAGGCTGCTTCGTTCATTACTGTGCGTGAATGATGGCAAAGTTCAACACTACAGCTTCAGATAAAGAACCGCCTGAGATATTACGTAGGACCACGGTAGCCGATCCAGCTGCCAGGGTTGAAGTAAATACGTTGTATGTTCCAGCTGTAGCGTTACCACCAGCTACGTTAAAAATAATAACGTCTTTAGCGGTAATCTTGTTGTTGGTCAAAGTGAAGGCCACGTTAGTGGTTGCAGCCAGCGCTGCGTTGTTCATGGTGATTTGACCAGAGCTGGTGTTCAAAGTCACACCAGTAGATTTGTCGGTTGCCTGGGTAACAGTACCTTGGGCAGCTGCAGCGTAGCCGATTTCAGCTGTGGCGTATACGGTAGAAAATTCTGGGTCGTTATATGCGACACCAGTTGCAATTGAATTTGACATGATTTAATCCTTAAAAGGGTTGGGTTTTGGAATTATGCTTCAACTACGGCACAAATGTCCGCTTCTTGAATTACCTGGTAGTCTTGACCGCCCACGTTGTGAGTAGGCCAATTCAAATAGTCACCGTTTCCGTATTTAACGAAATCGCCGACTTTTACTTCTGAAACCATTGGGCCAATCGCCATGATCGTGCCTTCGTTAAATGGTTCTTTGTTGTTTACCACGATGATTTCGGATAGCGTCCTTACCTGGGGACGTACCACTACGCGGTCACGCAACGGCTGCAGCATCTTTTTTCCTTGTGTATTTACGTTTGGGGGCTTCTGTAACCGTGTCGGTCATTATGTCGTACACGGGCATTTGGACCAGGGCCATAGGTTCTAGAACGTGTTCACCACACCAATCGTTTTCGTGTTTGTTAAGCATTTGCGGATAAC